TACTTATGATAAGATCCCTGCGGTATTACATATCGATAAGACTTGTAGAGTACAAACTGTTGATATGAAAGACAATCTACATTACTATCAATTGATTGATGCTTTCTATCAGATTACTGATGTGCCCATGCTATTCAATACATCATTCAACATGGCAGGAGAACCATTGGTGGAGACACCAGAGGATGCCATCAATACATTTGAGAACAGTGAGATAGACTACCTATATTTTCCAGAGGTTCATAAGCTCAGGCAAAAATGACTTTTAGTTTCCCAGAAGCTGGAAAAAAAACTCCGGCAAAAAAATGGGTTGTAGGGTTCAACCTATCTAACAACGGGTCAGTCTGTTTGTTGGAGGATGGTAAACTAAAATTATATCTGGAGTCAGAAAGAGTAACAAGAAACAAGTGGGACTATAAGGTCAGTTCTTTGTTACCATATTTACCCAAAGAAATTGAACACGTAGCCTTGACTGATTCGTACTGGACTCAAGGTGATAAGAGATTAGATAATATAAAAGATATATCAAAAATAAAAACCAAATATCCTAACGCTAAAATACATGACTATAGATCTATGCATCATCTAACTCATGCTGCATGTGCTTTCTATAATTCTGGTTTTACTGAGGCATCTTGTATAGTTGTAGACTCTAATGGTTCTAAGACAAGCGAAGGACTAGAGATAGAATCTATATTCACTGCACCCACATTTACAGAGACACACAAGAAATACTTCTCACCTGAGTTTGTAGGTATTGGTAGATTATTTGAGGAGACTGCGAAAACATATAATTGGGACTACAGAGATGCAGGGAAGGTCATGGGTCTAAGTGCATACAATCATGACCCTGCTTCTACTATACAAAGACGATGGGAGAGTAGATATGGCGAACTATTGGAGATGACAACAGGAGATGTATGTTTGTCAGGTGGTTGCTTCTTGAATTGTGTTGCTAACTATAAGATAAAAAAAAGATATCCTCATATAAATTTCTATGTGGAACCTGTTGCTCACGATGGTGGCACTGCAATGGGTGCAGCATACCTAGCATATAATGAAACCTAAACTCAACATACTTGATGTCAGTTCTGCTATAGGTTGTAACTTGTCATGCAAAGGTTGCAATCATTTTAGTAATTACTTTGCACCAGGCAGTAAATTAGATACAGATAAACTTCTTTATGATATAAAGACTATCTTACCAAGAGTAGATATCAATAGGGTGTCAGTGATAGGTGGTGAACCACTCTTGAATCCTAGATGCGAGGAGATATTTGCTGCATGTTTAGAACATGCTAATAATGATGTGTATCTCTATACTAATGGTGAACTATTGGAAGATAATGATTGGATATACAAATACATTGACGATCCTAAAGTATATTTGAGATTTAGTTTTCATTTACCAGAGACCACAGAACGTGGTGCTAAGATACTAAAAACAGTCAGGAACTTTGTTGCTAAAACTGATCATGAATTATTCATAGGTGGTCCTCCCAATGAGTCATGGAAGTTTAGAGCAACAGAACATCATACCAACAAGGACAGGTGGTTCTATAGTATAAAAAAGAGAGGAGATAAAGTATATCCATACAACCATGCAGATCCTGATAAGAGTTTCAAGTACTGCTCATGTCCTAATTCACAATTATATAATGGTAAGTTGTGGAAATGTCCGAACACTGCATTCCTTAGGGAGATGTTAAATGTAACAGATCAAAGTGATGATCCAGTGTGGCAAAAATATTATGTTGATGGTGTGCCTGTTGACTGTGCTGACGATGAGTTGACAAAGTTTTGTGAGGGATCTATACTACCTGATAGTGTATGCAGAATGTGTACAGCAAAACCCCTTCACTTTAGTGCTGCTCAACAAGAGAAGACTGAAAGGAAGGTAATTAATACCTATAAATAAATCACTTACAAATTCATATGCCAACATACCCTCTCAAAAATTTGAAGACAGGTGAAACTAAAGAGATCATCATGTCAATGAAAGAATATGATCAGTGGAGAAAGGACAACCCTGATTGGGATAAAGATTGGTCTAAGGGTGCAGCAGGTACAGTCAGTGGTACTGGAGATGCATACAGTAGATGTGATGGAGGTTGGAACGAAGTGTTATCTAAGGTAGCATCAGTGCCAGGATCTAAAGTAAAACCTCAAAAAGTAACTCACTTCTAATGACTCGTAAACGGAAGATGTCTACCAGTGTTGGTGCTGGTATGACCGCTAAACAAATGAAGAGGAAGAAACCATATAACTCTGAGATGATGGTTGATATCCAACCTATCACACCAAATCAAACAAAAGCTTTTGCTCACTATAACGAAGGTAAGAATTTGTTTCTTTATGGTGCAGCAGGTACAGGTAAGACGTTCATTACCCTCTTCTTGGCACTCAAACAGGTGCTTGATCCTTTGACTCCATATAATAAGGTTGTCTTAGTTAGATCACTTGTGTCGACGAGAGAGATAGGTTTCTTACCTGGTGATCATGAGGATAAGTCAGCACTATATCAAATACCATATAAAAATATGGTCAAATATATGTTTGAGTTAGCATCAGACAATGACTTTGAAATGTGTTGGGGTAATCTCAAGGCACAGGAGAGTGTGACTTTTTGGTCTACATCATTCATTAGGGGAACAACACTTGATGGATCAATAGTTATTGTAGATGAGTCACAAAACTTGAATTTTCATGAGTTAGATAGTATAATAACAAGGATAGGTGAAGATTCTAAGATTATGTTCTGCGGTGACGTAGCACAAACCGATCTCATTAGAACTAATGAGAAGAATGGTATCCTAGACTTTCAAAAGATCATCACAATGATGCCTGAGTTCGCTCAGATTGAGTTTGGTGTTGATGACATAGTAAGGTCTGGATTAGTCAAAAGTTATATCACCAGTAAACACACACTAGGTTTGTAATGTTCACTCATGTTGACTGCGAACTTCCTAAACTAAAGAGGAAGAATATAGATGGTGCAAGATATTACACTGTCAATGGTAGACCAATGGTCTCAATCACATCAGTTACCTCATGGTATAATAAACAAATCTTTATTGACTGGAGGAAAAGAATAGGTGAGGCAGAAGCAAATAGAATTACTAAACGTGCAACCTCTAGAGGTACTGCTACACATGAGTTGATAGAGAATCATCTACTCAACAAGGAGGTAGAGTTTGATAAACCTAGTCCTAAGATGTTGTTCCTTCAAGCGAAGGAGACTCTAAAAAATATAAATAATATATACGCTCTTGAGGAGAGTCTTTATAGTGAAGAGTTAGGTGTTGCCGGTACTGTCGACTGCATCGCTGAATATAATGGGGAGTTGTCAATAATAGATTTTAAGACAGCAGAGAAACCTAAGAAGAGAGATTGGATAGAGAACTATTTTGTACAGGCAGCAGCGTATGCTTGTATGTTCTTTGAACGAACAGGTATACCCGTCAAAAAACTTGTCATAATTATGACATGTGAGAACGGAGACGTGACAGTATACGAAGAGTATGATAAAATAAAGTATATGAAAAAATTAGTCCTTTACATTCAAAAATTTGTCGAAGAAAAAATCAATGAGTGCCAAAACAAAGATGCGTGAAATCTTGAAGAACAGATTGCTCTGTCAAGATAAATTTACTAATGACATTGAGAATCTTGTTAGTAACAACAACGAGATGAACTACATCGAGGCAATCTGTCACTACTGTGATGTGAATAACATCGAGGTAGAATCTGTATCTAAACTCATCACTAAACCTTTGAAAGAAAAACTCAAAGGCAATGCTACTGACCTAAATTATCTAAAGAGAACATCTAAGGCAAAATTCTTTAGCATCTAATGAAGATCAAGGAGTGGACATTCGGAAAGATCCACAACCAATTACCTGAGGAAAGACTCAGAGAGGTAGCGGTTAGTGTTGACTACGTGAGAGAACAACGTGGTTTTTGGATCAGTAATTTCAGGCAGTGTACTCCAGAAGAGATTACTGAACTAGAGAAGGAGAGACCTACCACTAGGTTACTCAGTATACATGTTATCAATGGATGCAACCTAGCATGTAGAGCATGTAATCATAACAGTAGTCTACTAGGTGTGAACAGTAGGGTAGATATTGATGCACTCAAAGAAGATATAATAAATGTACTACCAAAGATACATGTGTGGAGTCACATCAGTATCATAGGTGGTGAACCATTATTAGAACCAAGGACTAAAGAGATTGTTCAAGTCACAAGAGAGGTGGCAGAAGCAACAGGACAGAAATGTAATATAAAACTATTCAGCAATGGATCTAAACTAATACAGGAACAAGAATGGATTGCTGATGAGATGCTGAAGGGTGTGGTGTTTAGACTTACCTTTCATAAACCATGGTATACACCACAGGGATCTATCAACTGGGAGAATGCAGCAAAGTTTGTTAGGTATCTCAAGTCCAGAGGTGTGGACACAGAGAATCTACTAGAGTTTAGTGAAGCATTTAGATTACTTGATGGTAAACCAAGACAGTGGTTTGATATTGTCAAGTATGAGATCGATGATGATAGTATAAAGTATTATCCATTTGAGGAGGGTGATCCTGAAGAGAGTTTCAAACACTGCTCTTGTCCTAACAGTCAATTATATAATGGTCATCTATGGAAGTGTCCTATGATATCATATCTCAGAGAATCTTTAGCAGCAACAGATCAGATAAATGATCCAGCATGGAAGAAGTATCTTGATTACAAACCCACCAGTATCAATGCATCGGTGGATGAGATCAAAGAATCTTTCGATGAGGTGTTGAAACCTCATGACATTTGTACAATGTGTCCACGTAATCCAGTATGGTTTACTGCAACTCAGCAATTAGATGCTAGAATGAAGAAAAACGTACCGATGTATGCTGAAGAGACCTATGACACCGTTTGATACTTACAAAGAGTATCTTGCATTCAAAAACCATTTTACTAGAGAGAAGTATGATTACCATAAGTATGGTGGTAGATCGAAAGCAAAGATAGAATCATTCTACAAGAGAAAGGATCGCTATTTCTTTGAGAAAACATCAAGGAAGTATAAGGACAATGAGATACACAATTTCTTTCTTGCTAACTTTGTAGCAACAGATAACCCTGAGGGTGTATGGATAGGAAATATAATACGATCAGGTGAGGTAGTATATAAAGATTGGATGAGGAGATCAGAGAGTATGTTCTATGACTTCAAGTCTCAAACTAATACATTACTTGATACATATAAGATTGATCAATTATTCGACACCTCTGAGGGTCATCCACCATTACTCAAAGAACATCTTGCTGGTAGATTTAGTGTAGAGAACATGTGTATCTACGAGAGATTGTTTTCTTTCTGTGATGACTTTGATAAGAAACTAGACGACCCAGTATGGAGATCAGTTGGTAAGAAGGTTAGAAAGTACCTACCATTCATGAAAATAGATCGTAGAAAATATAGAAGTTGGCTATTGACATGTGACTAAAAACTATATAAAATATTAGAAGAAGTAACACAAAGATGTCAGATTTTTTTGAGAACGATAATGTAAAAGAAGAGATGAAAAACATCTATGATTTACAGAAAGATCTTTACTCAGTCATACTGAAGTTTCCCTACATGAGTCCCGATGCAAAGTGGGAACACATTGAGACATTGAAAGAACTATTAGAGAAGCAGCAGATCATGTGGACTAGGATAAGTTTATCTGATGATCCAGAAGCGATCACGATGAAAAATAAGTTGAAAGATCAGACTGAGATGTTAGGGTTTGGAACCACAGATATGACTACAATATTTAAGAACATGAAAGATACCCTAGATAAGATGCAGTCACAGTTAAAACAATGAATGATGATGAAGTAGCAGACATGATGCTGCAAGAGTGCTTGCACAATGCAGGTATCAGTAGTGAGTCACCTTTTAATTCTCCGATAGACTTAGCAGACATAGATGATATGTATTCTCACCACTTTCAGTCACCACAAAAACTATGAAAGAAAAAATAACAGACTGGAGAAAGGACTACGCTGAAAACTTTTGCAATGACAAACATCATCTTGAACTGTTAGAGAATGGACCTCATAGTCTTTCTCAAGCGTGGTTGTTAGGTGCCTTGCATAATAAGTGGAAAAAGATTAGAGGAATTAAAGAACCACCAGTAGGCAAAGGATATCAGACTTCATTGAAAGAGTGGTTTAGAAGAGTTGACAAAACATAGAGTTGATATAATAAAATGGTGTAGTGCCACAATCATACCGATTGCTATGATATTTCATGTGATGGGTTGGACTCCATGGAACAGTATCTTACAAATGTTTGGTGCTGCTGGATGGGTCTATGTTGGTAGGAAAACAGGGGAACGTGCCTTGGTTCTGAACTTCCTTCCACAGTTCTTTATTATCATACCGGGACTGATATTTCTCTACTTGACATCACCTAAATAGTATACTATACTATACTTGCGTATGCAAGGTGTTAATCCACCAATCCATTCAATACGACGAATACTACGAGTCAAATTTATGACATTTGCAAATCTAAAAAAACAATCTCGCTTGGGAAATCTTACTTCTAAGTTGACCAAAGAGATAGAGAAAATGAACACGACTGGTTCATCTAATACAGATGACCGTCTATGGAAATTAGAAGTAGACAAAGCAGGAAACGGTTACGCAGTGATCAGGTTCTTACCTGCACCTGACGGAGAAGAACTACCATGGGCAAAAGTATGGTCACATGCTTTCCAAGGACCAGGTGGTTGGTACATAGAGAACAGTCTTACTACTCTTGGTGGTAAAGATCCAGTATCAGAGTACAATAGACTTCTTTGGAACAGTGGCAACGATGCAGACAAAGACCTTGCACGTAAGCAGAAGAGAAAACTTACTTACATTGCAAACATCTATGTTGTAAAAGATCCTACTAATCCACACAACGAAGGTCAAACATTCTTATACAAATTTGGTAAGAAGATCTTTGATAAGATCACAGCAGCAATGCAACCTGAGTTTGAGGATGAAGAAGCAATCGATCCATTCGATTTCTGGCAAGGTGCTAACTTCAAGTTGAAAGCAAAGAATGTAGCAGGATACAGAAACTATGATAGTTCTGAATTCTCTGCACCATCTGCATTACTTGATGATGACGAAGCACTTGAAGCATTATGGAAGAAGGAGTATTCTGTAAAAGAATTTACTAATCCATCTGAGTTCAAATCATATCAAGATTTAGAAACCAGATTGAATGCAGTTCTAAACAACAAGAGAACACCCGTAGCACCAGAAGTTGCTGACGAAGAGGTAGAGATAGTAACAGCAAAAGAACCTGTTATTGCATCTGCACCAGCATCAGTCAACGAAGATGATGATGCACTAAGTTACTTTCAGAAATTAGCTGAAGAGTAAGTGGAAATAAAGTCCTTCAAGGAACTTATTGGAATCTGGGATGGTAAACTCACCGTCCTAGATTCTTCTTTTAATGAGATAAAAAAGTTATATGATAATGATCCTGAGTCAGACGGATACTCTAACATAAATGGATGGCAGAAGACTGGGTTGCATAAGATGCCACAGTTTAGACCACTAAAAGATTTGA